CCCCTTGCGGATCTTCCTCGGCCAGCTTCAGGAATTGTTTCTGGGTCATCTCCGCCACGTGCCAGGGTTCTACCTTGAAAGGACCTGCAGGCTGTTGAGTCTGCGGGAACTCCTGTCGCAGACGCGCTGCGGCTTCCTCGATTGCACTGGGACTTGAGGTAACCGGAGTTGCCGGCGATTGCGAAACGGGAGCGGAGGATGCCGGAGGACGCGCTGGGAATTGGCCGGGAAGAGCGCCGCCAGGGGGAGGTTGGTATGCCGGCGATGCGGCGAGGTCTTCGGCGGGAGGGCTCCATTTGGCAGCCGGCGCCATGGTATCGCCAGCAGCGACACCGAATCCCACCGGGGCTGCCGGTCCCTGCGGGACGTATTGCGGCAGTTCGGCCTTGATCGCTTTGCCTACATTTTTGGCGACTCGCGGAATCACCACCGCCGCTTCGCCGACACCGGGAGGCAGCCCGGCCATTTCGCCGATTCTTCCGGCAGCCCACGCCCCGCCCAGAGTTTTGAAATCGAGCGAGTTCGCCACTCCCTTGGCAGTGCCCTTCACCACGGCCCCCGCGCTTTCGGCATCCGGGGCAACGGCCATCAGGGCATCGCCGTAGGCCTGAGTGATGGGCTCCTCGCTGGCAAACGCTCCGGTAGGCCCCGCATTGCGGAACCCGCGCTTGACCCAATCGTAAATCTCGCCGGGGGCTTTCAGTATTCCCACAATCGGAGACGCGAGAATATGTCCGGCCATGCTGAGGTAATCGGACGCAGTAGCGTGCGGAGCGCTGAGATTTCGCGCCATGCGCGCCAGTCCAGGCCCCTGATCTGCAGGATCGGTGGAGGGGGCGAGATCGCCAGCCGGCGGCTTCCATCCGTCGCTAGCGGGAGGGGTCCATGTAGGTTGCGCGGGAGAGCTCATTGCTTGGTCAAGGTTTGCCCGTCATGGGTATACTGCGCGCCCTTGGGGAGCTTGTCGTAAGAGGCCTGGTCGGTGATCTCTGGCAGTCGGCCCGCTCCGGCGGGCGGTTGGAACAATGGCCGCGGGTTGGCTCCTTCCCGTTTCATCGTGCTGAGCCTGTCGAGATAGGTCTGATACGAGTTTCCCTGCATCACCCCGTTGAGTTGCTGAAACTGATTGAGCAATGCGGGCGGAATGGGGCCATTGCCGCCCCACTTCTGGAGCTTGCCCTCGATATCCTGCACGATGCTGCCGGCTGCTTCGTTGTTTTCCATGGCCGCCGGCGGGATGCGATGGAATCCCTGCGTGGCCATCGTCGCCGCCGTGAAGAGCGGGCCGACGTTGGCAGCGGCCAGCGGGCCGCCCTGTTGGGCAATCTGGATTACCTTCGCCACCTGCTCCGATGCGGCCTTGGCCACGACGTAATCGTTGTCGATGCCCTGCGTTCGTTTGATGACCTCAGGTTGCAGACCAACCGGGACACCGGCGAATTCGTCCCCCCCTACCGAGCGCATGGCCTTCGCGGTAGCGAATTGCTTTTGCATCTCCATGGGGAATGTGGCCGTGTCGATCAATACCGCCTTCTTCACTTCGCCCGGTATCTGGGCAGTCTGAATCGCCGCTGCTTCATCGGCCTTGGCGGCCGTCATGGTGGGATTCTGCGCCATAGCAATTTCCGAGGCATGCTTGGCCGCGGCTTGTATCATGGCGTCCGCCGCCGGGTGCCTGCCGTTCTCGTCGGGAGGTCCGGCCATCAGTGCATTGTATGCCGGCTTCATGGCCGCTGCGGCTTGGGGGTCGACCGTTCCGAGAATGGCGTCTATCGGATGCTGTCCGTTGGCCGGGGCCTGCTGACCTTTCGCAATCAGGTCGTTGATCATCTTCTCCCGCGTGGCCTTGGCGGTATCGAGGTTGGCTTGCGCCGTGTCCTTCGCTAATTCCGTCTGTTGCGTGCTGTGCGCAATCATCTGGTCGGCGAAGCTCTGCACCAGTTGGCGGGATGCCTGCCCCGTGGGATCCTGCTGCATGGCAGCTTGCACCTTCTGATCGATGGGCGCGTAATATTGCGGGTCGAGCAATCCCCGCTGGATAGCGTGCTGAATCTGGGCGTGGAATATCGCCGGATCGTAACCCGCGGCCTTCACCGTGTTTCCAAGACTACCTGCGGTGTCCGCTTCCGCTGCCGCGAGTTTCTGTTTGCTCTCCGCTAGTCCGTTGAGCGAGGTCTGATATTCGGTGTTGGCTTTGACGATGGCCGGAATAGCGGAGCCGTAGCCCGCCTGTGCCAGCCCTTGCGAGAACTTCCCTTGATCGAAAGAATAGGTGCCGTCCGCACCGGGCGTATACGCTTGCCGATACTGGTCGTTGATCGCCTGACGCTGCTGGAGGTCCATGGCGGCTTGCTGCTGTTGCAGGCCGGCCGTCTGCATCTGCTGCTGCAAGGCCTGGTTCTGCACCTGGCTATTTTGCAACTCCTGATATTTGCCCGCGATGTCGAGTGGGTTCAGGACCTGCACCGATGGCGTTTTCAGGTCTAGCGGGGCTTGCGAGGGAGGCGCTACCGAAGTGTTGAAATCCATTTTAATAAGTCCAGGGAATTACACGCCGTTCGGCAATCGATATCCGCTGGCCAGCGGATTCGAACTCATGAACTGATAGAGATTGGCCGCCATGGTGGGGCTCAGCCCAAGATTGCCGGCGTTGTTGCCCGGGCCTCCGAAGTCTCCGGCGCTCGTGGCGCCGCTCGAATTCAGGAAGTTCGGCGTCATGGAGGAGTTACCGCCGCCGCCGCCCCATCCCGTGCCGCCCCATTGCCCCGCCGCATACCCGGGACTGCCCGGCGAAGGATTCGGCGTCTGTCCGTTATTCGCCGCTCCCACACCGGGCGCTCCCGGTGCACTCTGTCCGAAGTTGACGGGCGGAGCCTGGCCAGGAATGTTCCCGTAAGGCGTCGGCTGCGAGGGCGCGGGAGCCTGGCCGTAGGTGCCCGCGGCTGCCAGATTGTTAGAGCCGCCCTGTGCCCACGCCGGGATATTGGCCGCGCCGGGAGCGTACGCTGTCTGAGTGCCACCCTGATCGTCGCCGCTGTCCGGGGGCGTCGGGTCGGGAGGCGGCGCAACCGGAGTGTTGGAGCCGGGAGGAGGGGCCGATACTCCGGGGTCGGTGGTGTCCACGCCGCCGGGAGGATTGTTTTGCACTGTCCCTAGGCCGCCGTTGGCATTTGGCCCAGTGCCGCCGCTGTTACCGCCCAATCCAGGAATCAGACCGCTCAGTCCGTTGGCTACCCCCGCGATGGCGCCGTTGGTGGCATTGGCTGCGCCCACGATTCCCGCCGCCGTAGCGTTGCCCGCGCCAATCTGGGTGTTACCGGTGTAGACGCCGGCGTTAACGAGATTGCCGGCGATATTGTTGCCCGCGTTAACGCCCCACTGGCCGCCCGTGGTGGCTGCATTGATTCCGGCGTTGCCGGCGTATTGATTGGCTGCGATCCCGACGTTTCCGCCGTACATCCCGGCGTTCATCAGGTTGGCGCTGGTCGAATTCGCCGCTCCTAAACCGAGCCCGGCTTGGGCAAGATTGGTGCTGGAATTGGTCTGATAGGCGGATAGCGCGTTCTGGTACTGCTGATTGTAGGTTTGGGACGCCAGGCCGGTGTCGAACGTGCTGAGGGCCTTACCGGCCGCCCCGCTGCCGCTGAGTCCAGCTGCGGCCATCCCTGCGCTGGTGGCGCGGTCTCCTTGCTCTTTCGAGAACTGGTACCCCGGAGTGTTCTGTAGATCGTTCGGGTTGAAATTGAACTGGCCGGCATTGGTGAGGTTGTTGAGCGCCGTACTGCCCTGCGAGGTGTAGGGGCTGAAACCGCCGTTGGCCGTGCCCGCCGCGGCATTCACTCCGCCGGCTGCCGTACCCGCGGCGTTCAGGACGCCCGTGCCCGCATTGCCCGCCGCCGTGTTGAGGTTGCCCTGCGCCGCGCCCGTGGCCGCCGAGATGACCGGGTTCGCCCCTGCCACGGCATTGTTGACGGTGCCCGCCGCCTGGTTGTAACCTCCGGCGGAAGCCGCCGCCGCGTTAGTGGCGGCCGAGGAACCCTGGATACCTTGGAGCAAACTTGCGATAGGAGACAGAAAACTGGCCATGATTATTTACCTGAGGTCATTCGAAAACCTTACAAAGCAGATCGCGGAGTTTTACCCACCTGGCGCACTCCGGGCAGCCCGCGCAATTGCCGCGCTCCCAGTGCAGCTTGAGCCAACAAAACTGGTCGAGGGCTACTTCGTCGAGCGTGTGCACTTCCGAAGCGAAAACCATCTGTCATGCCCGCAGCCACCACGAGGTCATGAAGTACTCCGGCAGCCCGCCGTTCGGCCCCGAAGGCGGATTGAGCGCTACAATGGCGGGTCCCGCTCCTCCGGCTGTTACGCCTTGCGTGGTGGTTGCCGTGGCCGCTGTGGCCGCATGCAAGGTATTGCTCATCCCGCCGCCCATCAAAGCCGCCAGGTTGGTATTCAACGCCGGAGTGGCGATGTTGCTGAGCGTGGCGTCGGAATTCGTGCAAGAGTAGGTCCCGCCGTCACAGGGATACCAGACACCCCCCTGGGGCATTGCCGGCGCCATGACGATGTATTGCGACTGCTCGCCCCGGGCAAAGGCCCACGTCCCGTTCCAGATCCAGGTGTGCCCAAAGGTGCTATCGGCCAGCAGCCATCCCGCCTCGGAAGCGCTCAGGACGCCGGCCAGGGTCGTCAATTCGGCGTAAGTCCCTTGGGTGATCCCGGAAACATAGGTCCATTGGGTTCCGCTCCACCGCTCCGTCACGGTGTAATCGGTCGAATAGAACTGAAATCCAACATCGCTCAATCCGAGGTCGGCCGGGCGCAAGGAGAAGATCTTGGAGCATAAACCCGCCACATATGCCCATACGTGAGCCCCGGCGCTGTTCAACTGCACTGCATATAGGCTCTGGCGGTCGGTTTGGGTGGTGTTAGTTTCAAAAAAGAAGGTCCCCACCCCATAGTTGGCGGCCGGATAATTGGCCACGCGGTGCGCGTGGGTGTCTTCCAAAATTCCGCCCACTTGCACCCATTGGGCTTGGGGCGCGTGCCATTGATAGAGGGTGCCAGTGTCCGTCTCCACCCAGAGGCTGCCGTCTATGAGATCGGTGGCATCGAAGTGCAACCGCTGGACGTGGGTTCCATATTGGATCAGTTCGAACCCCACCGCGATGCCCGCGCAGATGGCTTGCAGGAACAGGTACCACGTTCTTTCGAGGAGGTTGCCCTGCGTTACCGGATGAGACTGCGGCGGGAGGATGACGGGAAGCATTTCAGGTGCTGCCTACCTCGATATCGAGTTCCAGATCGATCAGGCAGGTGCGCGCGTTCCCCAGGTTGTTTCCTGTGTATTGGAACACGCGATCGAAGGACGCTCCATTCGAAGGCCAGACCACCCGTTGAGTGAACGCTCCGTTAACGCCCGCGCCGCCCATGATCGGGGCCAACGCATTTCCAAATGTGTGCCCGCGGTCGTCGGAATACGAACGAGAGACGGTGGGTTGACTCGCGCCCGTGGCCGTGCCGGTTTCCATTTCCAAAGTCATGCGTCCGAAGAACAGGCGCTTGGCTTCCTCGTACAGGTGGGGCAGGATGCGGTTCCACTGCTGCGTACTTCCGTTGTCGTCGAAGTATGCCAGGTTCATCTCGTAAATATTGGGGCTCGATAGCGAGCACACCAGGTGCATTCCGCTGGCATAGGCGCCGGTCGCGGAGCCCACCCATTCCGGGACGTAGACGTGCATGGCGGGCTCGTACCCCGCGAACGCCGTTCCGGTCCACTTGGCCCGCTGATGCCACATCGCGTATCCGGCCTTGGCACTCTCCGTGGCGTCGTACACCCAGCATTTATCGGAGAAGTTCAGCACCCAGAACTGATGGCCGTCTTCGGCATAGTCGAATCCCATGCACGTAGCCATATTCTGCTCGAGGGCGAAGGCCGCTTCTACCGCGGCATCGCTCACGCGCACCGGGGTGAAGCCGTCGAGACGATAGGCCACGGGCTGGCCGTGCGGAGACGCTCCGACGTAATAGACCTTGCCGCCCAGGCTCGCCACCGCGTACCGGCAATAGCTTCCTTCGCGCGCTGCCGCTCCCGGCATCCGTTGGAACGGAAAGAGCGCGTTGCCGGTATCCTGCCAGACTTCCTCCGACTCCACACCAACCAAATAGAGCTGCTCGCGGTCGGCAAATACGCTCTGGAGATAATCCGGGTAGCCTTCCTTCGATGCGAAGTCGAGCGGATCCCAGGATTCCCCGTCATCCGGCGCGCTGATGTTGAACTGACGTCCAGTGTCCTGGCCGAATCCGAAGGCCACCGTGATCTGGCTTCCTGGGTTCGGTGTCACCGTGATGCTGTGGCTGCTGAAAATCGCCGCCACGGTATAGCCCACGCCGTTTATCGCGATGCCATCTCCCAAAGAAAGATTGTTGAACGTCGGCCCGCTGACCCAGCTCGCGATGCCGCTGCCGAATGTCGTACAAACTCCCTGAAAGGGGTATCCGCTGGGGCGTTGCACCACAAAATAACCGTCGATGTACGCCCCGGTAAGTGCCGTGACGTTGGCCCCGGTGAACGCTTGCCAGTACGCGCCCTGCTGCACGCCGGCCGTCGCAGAGAGCGTCAAATCGGTGGGAGAGTTGACGGTCGAGACGGTATAGGCCGTGCCATCGATCCAAATGGTGGCCCCATCGGGAATAGTACTGAAATCGTCGCCGCTCACAAACTGCACGTCGGTGCCGTTGATGTTGATGTATCCGGAGTTGGTGAACTGGCAATTGATCGGCCCGTTGCCGTTATCGATGTAGGCGTACCCGTTGGCGACGATCAGGAGTTGATCCCCGTTGCCGAACATCTGCACGGGCTTGCCGTCGCTCGCGTTCGGCAGCACCCAGGAATTTGCGATTGTGACGCTCCCGACGTTGGGATTACCTCCGACATAGCTACCCTGCGCGATCTGGTAGAGCGTGTTTCCGCCCACCACGTAGACCGTGCCGCCGCCTGCCCAGATCCCTCGAATGTTGCCTGTGACCGTTCCCGCGAGATGGTAGCCCGGGGCGCCCACAAGAATCCCCTTGTTCTTAAATCCCTCGGTGGGATCGTCCATCAGTTGCGGGATTAAGTTCATCGTCTGCTGCGCGGCAGCCGCTGGGCTGCGCAGAGCGAACGACGGGCCGACAAGCGGGATTTTCATTTTGGTACCGGTACCGCGATGGTGCGGAAACGGATTCCGTTTCCATGGATCGGGCTTACTATGAAGTCGTGACTACGTTCTTTTCGATTCTTCTGTGGCTCAGCCTCAGCCCGATGGCTCACCGCCCGTTCGTGCCGATAGGCACTCATCCGTGCCAGTACTGCGTAGCGCACCCCCCCCCGCCACCGCACGGAGGCGGTGGAACCGGGCAGCATTAACGCGCCAGTTCGAACGTCAGATGCGGTTTCAACCGTTCCAGGATCCCGGCGCGGTGCTCTTTCGGAAACTTGCGCAGGAACTCCTCGACGTGGCTCGGGTGCTTTATCGCCAGGGCGTGGCGCCTGGCGCGGAGTTCAGGAGGACGGTGGGGACGAACGGGCATTAGCAGGGCATCCCGTCAAAATAATTGAAGTCCCCGCCCCGCCGCGGGCGCGAGCTGTCGGGTGCATCCGAGCCCATGCGCGGGCTCTTCATGTTGAGCTTCATGATTGCCGCGGTAGAGAGGCGCGCCTGCATGCGGGTATCGTCCGTCACCGAGGCCCCGCGCTCTTCGAACACCGAGGCCAAACGCACCGCCAGGTTGTTCACGAACCAGTCCTGATACCCCGGAGGGAGAACAATCAGGCTCTCGACGTTGGCAATCGAGGGCATCGGCACCCACGTGTACAGTTCCAGCTGGTCTCCGCCCTGGTCCTGCGGGATCAGATAGACGTTGGCCGTGGGCGCGGCATAGTCGCAATAGAGAAATCTCGGCAGAGCGCCCGGAATATCCTGCAGCGCCAGGTCCGAGAACTCCCGGAACGTCCCTTTGAAGATGCCCAGGTAAACCGCCGTCCCCGTAGAGTTCAAAATGAGCCTGGCGCGCTCGATGTTCACCGGACGGACGGAATTTCCATTGGTGTCGAGCAGGGTCCCGCCGGGTCCGAGGGTATAAAGTTTGGCCGTCCCCAAGATGTACGTGTCGAACTGGACCGAGTAGATCAGTGGGCGCCGCACCTGCGCCTGGTCGAACATCAGGTTGGCTTGCAGGATGGCGTCCGCGAACTGATCCGGGCTCGGCATGGCGGTAGATGCGTCCGGCGCTTTGGTGACGTGCGCCAGGCGGAGGGCCATATAGAGAAGGGGCTGCACGGGGACCGCGCCGGTTGCCGGGGAAGAGGGCGCGCCGTTCCAGATGGGGGAATTGAAGGCCGACATATTAATGCACCCAAGCCCCGTTCTCGTAGAAGCACGTTCTGCCCGTGCCCCCGTTAGCAGTGCAGGTGGAGTTGCAATCGGAGCAGAAAACCTGCGATCCGTTTGCAGGGCCAAGGGTCACAGCCGTTATCGCTAGGAATGTCATGATGTTCAAATGATCCACGAAGATAGCCCTTCCAACGTAGGGGGTTGTCTCGTTGATCATTTGATTTTCCACGGCGGAGAGAAGTCCTGAGTTGCCGCTGCTGAAATAGATTCCGTAGGTAGCCCCGTCCACAAAATTGTTATCGATCTTCGCGCCGGAGGTGTTCGACACAACGATTCCAAATTGCGATGACAACAACTCATTATTTTCGATCAGGACATTCACCACTCCACCGTGGCCGCCCTGTTCACCCAGAGTGATGCCCCGGGTGCCGGTTATTCCAGGCGCAAACTCGTTGCTCGAAATCACAATCTCCTGCAATTGTCCGGTGGTGTTCATTCGGTCAATGCTGATTCCGGCCAATCCAAAATCTTCAATCGAGTTTCCCATGATAAATATGTCGGACGTCGATGTTCCGTCCGCTGTCAGAAATTGCAGGCCGTAAGTATGGGCCAGGAATTTGTTGCTGACGAATTTCACGCCTCCCCCCGACTCCCAATGGACGCCGGCGCCGGTCGGGAGGCCGTCGAAAACATTCCCCACGACAGAAGAATCGCCGTCGTCGATGTTGAGGGTGTCCTGAAGAAACAGATCCCAGTTGATCGAGCTGTAGAAGTTGGAGTTCACAATCGAGTAGTGCGTTCCGCTCGCGATGTGGATGCAGTTCCACTGATTTTGAAATACCAATCCGTCCGCGACAAATCCGTAATTGGCGACTCCGCCGGAACCGTTCACCTGGATGGCATCCCCGGCTGTCTTGGGCTGTGGAGCCGTAGCGAATTGGCAATTATTGACGCGAACGCGGTTGCCGGTAGTCCCGGTCGTTATTACCAGCATATTCTGCGTTGTCGTTTGCCCCAGGAGAACGGAATCGTGCGAGGCGCACGTGACAACCGCAGTACCGTTGATTGCTATTTGCCCGTAAATCGGGTAGGTCCCGGCGGGGATGAATACCAGTCCGCTCGTGGAGATCAGAGCCTCCTGAATCCCGCTCGAGGCGCTTTGAACGGTCCATGCCCCCGAGTGCGCATTTGCCGGCGTTACCGTTATTGCGGTTGAAGTCCAGCCCGTTACAATCGTTGCCTCCGCGGTCCCTGTCCCCCCGGAGATATACACGGAGCACGCGTTCACGCACGCCGACGTGATCCCGGCCGGCATTGGATTCAAGGGGACGGACTGGTTCACGCCCAGCGCCACGAGGACGACCCCTGGGGTTTGGGCGGGCCAATTGTACGATCCTGGGCTCAATCCCCCGGCGGGGATATTCGCCTCGATCGCTTTCACCGCTTTGCTCAGGGTGTTGTGATAGCCCGCGTTGATGCGCCCCTGGACCGCCGCGCGATTGAGGTGTGCCGCCGCCACGGTGCCATCGCATCCCCGAGCGATGGTAAGCGGGGTCGTCGCCGTCAGGAAGACGATCTCCGAATCGATGGAGAGGTACATATTCGCCACCATTCCGGCGGAGGAAACCGGGGAGAACGTCGTCGCGCCGGCGGTTAGTGCCGCATTGAGGTAGGTGGCTACGCCGTTCGACGCTACCGCGAGCTGCGCATCGCCATCCAGGCCGGAGGGGTAAAGCGCCGAAGAAGATGGGCAGGTCTGCGCGCCGGCGGAAACGGCGAAAAGGGCGAGGATCGCCGGCGCCGCCCGCCAGAAATAGCGATGGGTCATCATTGGCCCTCCGGTGCACTGGCGTTGGGGGCGGGGCTCTGCATGGCGTTCTGCAGTTTGATGGCGTCCTTCTTTTCTTGCGCCATCTGCCAGATCAGGTCCTTCCGGCTGGGGCTGGGATAGCGGGAGTACAGATGTTTCGCCAGGTTCCATTC